AGCAACTTTATACGGGATAGCGTGAGGTAATCAATGGCTGTAGTCAGCATAAAGAATAAACTACGCAGAGGTAACCTGCTGGTAGGTAATGACACCTTCATACCTAGTTCCTTTGAATCCATCGCCACAGTCGCAGTCGGCTCAGGTGGCGCATCAAGTGTGGAATTTACTAGCATTGGCACAGACTGGACTCACCTTCAGGTTCGTTTTATTGGAAAATCAACAAGAGCAAGTGGTTTTAATGATTTCCTTGTAACTTTGAACGGAGATACCTCAGCGAGTTATGCACTCCACCTTCTATATGGCAACGGTAGTACGGTAACTGCAACAGGTGTGGCGAACCAATCCACTTATGTACGCATTTTAGCAAATGCAATTCCGAGTGCAGATACAACAAATATGTTTGCCGCAGGAATTGTGGATATTTTAGATTATGCCAACACAAACAAAGCAAAAACTTTAAGAGCATTAGGTGGAAATGACTTAAACGGTAGTGGATATCTTACATTAGGTTCAGTTTTATGGACTAATACAAATGCAATCACTTCGTTGAAATTTACGCCAGAGACTTTTAATTGGGGTCAATATACCCACTTCGCCCTCTACGGAATCAAAGGTGCATAATGGCTACGACTTATGAACCGATAGCAACGACAACGCTAGGAAGCGATACCGCCAGCACCGAATTTACGGGAATTACAGGAAGTTTTACCGACCTTGTTTTAGTTGTTGGAACAGTTGCGAGCAATACCGCAGGAGTTGATGGATTAGTTTTAAGAGTAGGCAATGGAACGATTGATACCGGCAGTAATTATTCAAGAACAAATCTTATAGGTAATGGCTCAAGTGCGTTAAGTTATAGAGCCACAAGCGCATCGCGTATCGTTTTAACACAAGATGCTTATTTACCTACCACTTTGGGTCAGGTCAATGCAATAGTAAATTTCCAAAACTATAGCAATACTACAACTTACAAGACAGTTTTACACAGGCTTAATTATGCTTCCGGTGATGTCATAGCCCAAGTTGGTTTATGGAGAAGCACAAGTGCTATTAACCGAATTCAGATTTCCAGTAATGGATATAATCTTAAAGCGGGCTCAACCTTCACCTTGTACGGAATAGCGAGCGCATAATGGCAACCACATATACAGCAATAGCCACAGTAGAAGTGGGAGCAGGTGGGGCGGCTGGATTTGACTTCCAAAACATCCCACAAACCTACACCGATTTAGTATTGAAAATATCTGGTAGGGCTACTGAAGTAGATAACGCAACTGGATTACGCTTTATCTTAAACAATGATACTGCAAATATAACAGTTAAAGCAATAAGGGCAATAGGTACGACACCAGTAAGTTTTTCCATAAATTATGGATTAGTTGGTTATCTTGGCGCAAGTCAATCAACTGCTAATACTTTTGGAACAGCAGATATTTATATTCCAAACTATACAAGTTCTAATTACAAATCAGTATCAACGGATGCTGTATTGCCTTCAAATACTGCTGCTAATAATTATGCAACTTTATCCGCTTTTTTATGGTCATCAACCGCTGCTGTTACAAGAGTAACTGCGTATTCAATCGGATACGATTGGGTTCAGTATTCATCCGCCACACTTTATGGAATCAAGAACAGTTAGGAAAGGAAAACAATGCACAAAGTCATAGTTGATTGTTCAACTGGAACAGTCACCGAGGTTGAACTAACAGCCGAGGAAATCGCACAACGAGAGGCAGATGCTTTGGCGTATGCCGAACAGAAGGCTCAAGAAGAAGCAGAAGCTATTGCTAAGGCTGCGGCTAAGGCAGAAGTTTTGGCGAAACTTGGATTGACCGAAGAAGAAGCGAAGGCGTTACTTGGCTAAGTTATGCAAAGCAGGGCAACAGCTCAGAGAACAGATTGATGATGATTATCCGAGTCGCTCTCGTAAGTCTGATGGTTGGATTGCTGATGCTCGCCACCTTGCTAAAGGCAATAGCGACCATATACCAAGAGATGGAATCGTTAGAGCTTTAGATATTACCAGCGATCTTGGCGCTCACCCAGAAGAAGTCTTTGCCCTAGTTGAGAAGATCCGCAAAACCGCCAAGCGCGGAGACAAGCGCATTAAATACATAATCCATAACAAGCGCATCGCATCACCTATTCTTAATTGGAAGTGGCGTAAATACAAGGGAAGCAACCCACACATCAGCCACTTTCACATCAGCTTTACCACTTTGGGAGACGATAATGGCAAATGGTTCGACCTAGAAGGAGAGAGACAAAATGCTAAACGATCTAAAGAAGGCAGCGGAGAGCTGGGCGAAAGCATTTCTGGCAGCAGCTCTAGCGACCTACCTAGCGGTGGGCTTCGATCCAGCGGCGATTGCAAATGCTGCCATTGCTGCGGTTCTGCCAAGTGTAATTAACTGGCTCAATCCCAACTACGAGCGCTACGGCAAAGTCCGGTAATGCCTACCGAGATTGCCGCGTTTATCGCTTCAGTCTTGGGATCGATTGGCTTACTAATCGCCGGGCTTAGATACATAATCAAACTCGAGAATCTTCCGCTAATTTCGAGGCTCGACAAGTTAGAATCTACCCTTGAGCTCGCCTTAAGGGAAAGGGTTACAAGTGCCGCCAAGAAAACGCGTCGCTAAGAAGAAGCCAGTTAAACGGCGTAAGCGCACAGTTAAAGACCCATTTCTTACTAAGCTCGACTATTGGGCTATCGCTTGTAAAGAGATTTACGAGACTTGTCGGCGTAACGGAATGGATGAAGGCACAGCTCTCGCCTTCGCTATGGATCGCAGCTCTTGGCCTGACTGGGTAATCGATGCTAATGACCCTATCCGGAAAATTGGATGGGAAGATGGAGAAGAGGACATCTGACCTACTTCCGGGAAGTTGAGCTCTTCGAGGCGCTTAAGGCCGAATATCCAGACCTTACGCCTCTATCAGCGACCGACCGGGCAGATGGCATCACCCATAATGCTTATATTGAGATGAAGTGCCGCAGGACTCATTACGATACTTTGATGATCGAGAAGCATAAGTGGGATTACTTGGCCGATATAAGGGCTAGGACGGGCGCTAGGACGCTTTACATCAGCGCTACGCCTCAAGGTGTCTATGAGTGGGACTTAGGGGCTATAAACGCCCCAGAATGGCTATTAAAGCACCTCCCAGACAAGACCGACTTTGCCGGGGCTAAGAAGATTGATAAATGGGTGGGCTTCTTAGATATCCGACACTCCCGGCTCTTACTTGTATAAATCCATTTAGACCCTTAATCTATTTACCTAAATCCATTTAGGGTTTAGAGATTAGGGAGCAAATGATAAATAATCCAGCAGTAATTGAATTTAGCAGCCAAGCTGGGGCTTGGACGGATGGTAAGAATTTCGTCAAAGGCTCAATTATTCGGCGCTATGCAGTAGAAAAGTTAGGCCGTAAAGGATCAACTCGAGGCCGTCTATCAAGAGCTGAGATATCAGCTTACTTTTTAGACATTTATGGGGTGAGCGCTGATGTTAAATAGCGACCAGATCCTCGTCTTGATTTTCAGTTCTATCTTTTTAATCTGGCTGTATTTCTATACCCAATTCGATAAAGCCAGAGATGAATCATTCCGCAACGGATATCAGAGAGGGTTAGCTGATGGACAGCGCAGCAGAACGAGGGCTTAATGAATGGATTGAAGAAGCCCAATCAACTCTTAACGACCGGGGATTCGAGTATGGTGATCCGAGGGACAATTTATTACGCATTTACAAATTATGTCGCTCCCTCGGTATTCAGCTCAGAGACCCAGCTGACTTGGCATTGGTGTTTATCGCGACGAAACTCAGCCGAATGGTGGAAAGTCCGGGACGCGAGGATTCGTATTTCGATCTCATTGGATACGCAGCTATTCTCGCTAGAACCCGATTTACCGATTGGAGCGACTTTGGCTCTCTTGAGGAATAGCAATCTCCAGCAATACTGCGACTACTGTAAGCAAAGATACGCGCACTTAAGTCGAGGTGGAGAACTTCATCAACTAGCTCGCAAACCGGCTTATTGGAAAGTCGTAAGCGAGCATCCCAAGCGCAAAGGAATTACTAGGTTTTACTGCCTAGAGTGCGCTGCTGATATTCAGAACTGGCCCGATGGCACTTTCTATTCATTAAAAGAGCAATTACAGGACGCGCTGAAAGATACAGCGCAGAGGGAGTTTATTAATGTCGAATTACCTAGATGATTATGTTGGAGTCCAAGACCGCCTCAAGGCGTTCATCAAAGACTTTCCAGATTACAGAATTAAGACACATTGTTTAGCCGAATCGCTAGTGAAGGAGTGCGATGTCTATATCGTCAAAGTTGAGCTCTATCGAACTGAAGCTGATCCGAATCCTTACGCTACGGGTCTATCGACGGAGTCGAAGGCAAAGCAATACGCTTTGGAGCTTGCGGAAACGGGCGCACTTGGTAGAGCTCTCAACCTTGCTGGATATTTTGCTAAGCCAAACCCAAAGCCCTACCAATCACACAACAAGCCAATCGAAACGACAAGTAAGAAGTTAGCCGAATTCGTCAAAGAACAGCGGCCAGAAGATCCTGCGCCAATCCACCATAACATCGATTACTTGGTAGAACAGTTAGGCGCTGAGATAGCTGATGAAGTGCCCATCTGTAATCACGGCGCGATGGTGCTCAAGAATGGCGTTAAGGATGGCAACGAGTATCGCGGCTGGGTCTGCCCATCAAGAGACCGAGAGGCTCAATGTCCAGCTAAATGGATGAAGATTGACTCAGATGGTAAATGGGTGTTTAAGAAGTGAATCTTGATATCCATCCCTTCAAGTGCTCATCTTGTAAGGCTTCTACCCCTCACCGGCTAGTGAGGACTTACGAGTGCCAAGAAGTGCCAGACGCTCCGCCAGAGGTTTGGTTAGTCGAGTGCCAGCGATGCTTCGAGATGCGGATTATCTACCCATCTGAGCGGTTAGCCAATAAAGAGGATGACATAACCCGTTGCTCTCAATGTGGCAATTGGAAGATGAAGGCCGCTAGATGCCGGATATGCCGAATAGTTGATGGGTCTGAGACAATTAAGCGAAGGGTCTTTACCGGCCACACCGACTTAGAGGTTGATGATATTGCCTACTTATGAATTCAGATGTCCGAAATGCCAGCTAACAGTTGAGCAGAGTTTTAGCGTCTATTCTAATCATCAGATCTGGTGCTCGGACTGCAAAATGCCTATGGATAAGCAATTCGCCAGCGTCAATGTGATTTTCAAGGGGGACGGATGGGCTGGCAAGTCCAAATGACAAATAAACCCCACTCTCTTAGATATATCCATCAACTACTTGAGTGGGGATTTAGTAAGGAATTCATTGCTAAGGATTGCGGCATTTCCGTCGAATCTTTAGAAATGAGACTATATCGGGAGAGGAAAAGAAATGAACATCAAGGAATTAAGTCTGAAATTAGCAGCGATAAAGCTGATTGAGGATGAAGCTAAAGCAGCAAAGGCGAAGGTAAAAGCCGAAATAGAAGCTGAAATGGCTGAGGTGGGAGCTGATCGCATTAAAGCTGAGCTAAATGAGGAAACCATCGCCTACATTATTAGTACCCATCCAAAGCCGAAATTGGAAATAACCAATATGCCCAAATTCGTCAAGTGGGTAAAAGATAACTATCCAAGTGAGATAGTTGAATGGGTAAGAGAATATTCGATTGAAATTCTCTTGGATAAATTTAGACAAACTGATGGATTAATCGTTGATCCAAATGGCGAGCTAGTTGATTTCGTAGCTTTTTCAGAACCACAATCCTACTTGACTACCAAGTTCCATAGTGACGGAAGGGAAAAGTTGAGAGAGGCGCTAGTAAGTAATTCCATTGAACCGAAAAAGGTGTTGGAACTTGAATAGACTTGACAAGGGCGTTACACTCCCGTCGAGGCGGGGCCCGAAGGCAGCCCGTCGCCGAAGTGTTAGGGGCGGGCTTTGCCTATCGTTAATGCTAGGCCTCGTAATAAATACAATAAATATAACTAACTCAAATGCTTATCCTCTTAAGCGATATCAACAAGACTGGGCTTTAGTAGCGATGAATCATTTAGGCGATTTACAAGAAGCCCAATGCTGGGTGGAGCTCATATGGAGAGAGAGCACCTTCAATCCCAGCGCTCGTAATGGCTCTCACTATGGCTTAGCACAAATGCGAAATGACAAAGTGCGCACACTCAAACCAAGAGCCCAAGTGCGCTGGCATATGCGTTACTTAGATCATCGCTACAATGGAAGCGCTTGTAAAGCGTTGAACCATATGTATAAGAAGGGTTGGCATTAGTGAGCAATCCGCGCTATCACAATCACACTTATAGAAAACTACGCGAGAAGGTATTACTGAGAGATAACCACACCTGCTATTACTGTGGGCAAGAAGCAAACACAGTCGATCACTTGATACCAATCAGTAAAGGTGGAATAGATAGCGAAGATAACCTAATAACCGCTTGTATTAGGTGTAATAGCTCTAAACGCGAC